AATTCGCCCAGGCAAGATGGGTCAGCCTTCTCGACGGCGCACTGGAGCCCGGTAGACTTGCTCAGCTTGTCGGCGGCCTGGTCAAGCAATTCGCCGCGATGGGCCATGATCAGCACGCGCTTGCCCGCACGCACGAGTTCTTCTATCAACTGGCAAAACACGATGGTCTTGCCGCATCCGGTTGGCAGCACGAGTAACGTGCGCCGCCTCCCCTGTTCCCACTCAGACAGGATGGCGCTTTTTGCCTCCGTCTGGTAGGGCCTTACTGAAAATGTCACCATGAGTTCTTTCCTTCTATGAGGTCGCGGATTCGTTCAATCTCGCGCTGTAGTACACCGGTCCGGATTCGCCAATACCCGGTATCCATTTTGGACTCCCACTGGAGTTTTGCCAGCCACTTCCCCGGGTCAACCACCGTCGTGTAGTGGTTGACCCGAAGGGGTGCCGGTGGAAGCTGTTCCACCGTTACAGACTGGATCCAGAGCAGTGGCATCAGAACGGAATTTCTTCCGGGGCTTCGGTAGGTTCAGGCGGGTCAAGGAACTTCTTCACGTCGTTGTAGGTCTTGTCGTTGTGCGTCCGCTGCCCCATCTCGCAGAGTCCGGACTGGCCCACCAACTGATTCCAGGCGAGCACAAGGGGATCGCCATGCTTGCGCAGTCCGACCGACACGAAAAACTGGCAGAGCAGCCCCTCGCATTTCTTGTTCAGGTACAGGTTGTGCTTGTGGCTCACCGTTCCGAGTTCCGCCCCGTCAATTTCCAGGGTAAGGATGGCCTTGGGGCAGGCGCACATTTTTGCCGAGCCCTCGAAGCGGCCGCGCTCGAACTTGGCCACGGTGAAGTTATATTTCCCGTCCGGAAGTGTGATGAACTCGGATCCCTCATTCGGGTTTTCGATCCGCTCTTCATCCCAACCGATTGCTGTTCCCATTTCGTTGCTCATCGTTCAAATGTCTTTCTACGCTGCGGCTGCCGCGCTGTTGATCATTTCCAAAACCTTTGGCCAGTGGGGATTGATATAGCCCTCGATGAAGGCCGGATCAATGTTCCCCAGGGGCGTATTCTCGGGGTACTTGCCACGGGCCGCGAGCACCGCGTTAAGCTGCTCGTAAGTCACACCAGCCCCCGCCAGCAGGTGTTGAAGCGCCACGTGCTGAGGCTGAAGGACGGGGGCCTCAGTCGTGGTAGTCGTGGGTGCAGGTGGGGCCACCGGCGCAGCAGTAGCGGCAACGGCAGGGGTGGCCGCCGCCGTAGGTGCGTTTGGGGCTACGGGCGCCGGGGCAGCCTTCGCAGAGAGCCCGACGAAACAATGCTTGATCGGGCCAATGCCGAGGTCCATCTCGCCCGGCAGTCCGAAGCGGTTCTTTGCCTCAAAACTGGCCCGGTTATCCGCGTACATGATCCGGCGCGTGCCACCCTGGGCCTTGGCTTTCTTGTTCTCTTCCGTTACCACGATGGTGCGGTAATTGACGAAGAGCATAAGCTCGCACCATTCCTTCACGAGGCCACCAACCCGGTCGCTCATCTTCAACTGGTACTTGTCAAACTCTCCATCTTCCTCGGGAAGCTCATAGCGCTTCGTGTTGGAGTGCGCCAGGAAGATGATGTGCATCTTGCGGGCGTCGATAAAGTCCGTTTCCAGTTGCGTAAGAAATTGGGCCCAGAGTTCCGCGACAAGTTGATACGACTTGCCCCAGTCCTTTTTGCCCGATGCGTCCTTTCCGAGTTCCGTGGAGCCCGTCTCGGCAAGCACCTGCCGAATAGCGAGCCGCTCCATCCAGTCGGACGTATCAAAAACGAGGGTCTCATATCCCATCTGGTCCTTGATAAGTTCGCCAACGATCTGCCGCATGTGCGCCCACGAAGTAGGGCGCGGCGTGCGATCCACGTCGAGCCGGGTGGTGCCGCCTTCCACGTCGATAAAGATAGGCTTCGGCATGTCCTTCGCGAGGCTTGACTTCCCGACGCCCTGGGGCCCGTAGATCAGGCCCTTTACTGGCTTCTCCAGTTTTCCTTTGACGATCTGCATAGTTGTGGTACCTCCTACCATTCCATCGCGGCGCCGGTCATGGCGGGCCGCGCTTCGATTCCGGTGATAACGTCCGAGTACGACTTGCCAGCGGGAAGGCCGTCCTCAATGATGATGCTGCACTCGTCGCCCGTGCTCACGCGGGTGGCGATGACCTGCAAGCCCTCAGCCTCCAGCCACGTGCCGAACTCGCGCAGGGTGTCAAGGTCCATCTGCTCCAGTTTGTCCATGAGGACGAATGAGCATTCCGGCTTGAGCTTGCGCACGATGGCCACGGCCACGCGAAGCTGCTCAGAACTGCTCATGCAGTCCCACTTCTGGGTGTTGTAAACGAGGTCGCCCTCCACGACGGACAGCCCGGGAAGGGGCAACTGGGCATTGCTCAGCAGGGCCATGCGGTCAGCACGCAGGCGGTTGATCTCCGCTTCCTTCGCGTCGTACTGCGCCTGGTACTGTTCCGCCTCATCGCGTGCCTGGTGCTTCTGCTGGTTCGCGGCGATCTGCGCGTTCAAGCTCTCGAACTCGGCAATCTGCTGCTCCAGTTCCGCCGTGCTTTCGTCTTCCAAATCTTGAGCACTTTTGGAAGCGTCGTTGAAATCTGCCAAAACCGTAGACCAGTTTTCCTGGGCGGCGGCAAGCTCCTGCTTCATGCGTTCCACCCGATTGGCGGCATCGTCCAACTTGAGCCGGTAGTGCTCCAGGGCCTCGCGCTTCCGCTGGTTCTCACCGTTGCGGGCGAGGGTGGCCTGTTGCCGCATGATAAGTTCCGAGATGCTCAGGGGCTCGGCAGGTACGTCCGGGTATTCAGGCAGTTCGTCTGCGTGCTTTTTCTTCGCGTTCGCGATCTGCCCGATGCTGTGCCGCTCGTTGTAGGCTTGGGCCTCTTTCGTTTCCAGCGCGGCCAGTTCGTCACCCACACCGAGGATGCGCAAAAGGATCTGTGCCTTGTCCCGGTTCGAGGCGTCCATGAACTTGGGCAGGTCCAGCGCAAACTCAGAGACGAACGCATCAAGCAGGCTCTGGCCCGAGCGTTTACCATCGGGGTCGATGACCGTGAGGCTGGAGTTTTTGCCCTTCCGTTCCACGCGGATGCCGTTGCTCAGGGTGAGGGAGATCGCCGGGTCGCTCATCGAGCCGTTTCGCTGTGCTTTCGACGGGGCCATTTTCGCGCCACCCAATACCCACGCGATAGAGTCAAGGACGGAGGTCTTGCCCTGCCCATTTTTGCCGCCCACGATGGTCAGCCCCAGCGCCTGGGGCTCCAGGTGAAAAGCCTTCACGCTCTTCACGTTCTCGATTTGTACCGAGGCGATCCGTAGACCGGAGCTCGGTTGCACTTTTTCAGTCATTGGTGTATCCTTCTGTTGAGTTCTTTTGACAGGCCGCTGGCAGGGTTGCCCCCCTTCCGGCGGCTTTCGTTTTACCCGGCCATCCGCGCCCGAGCCGCACGCAGCGCCGCAAGTTTCCCACCGGGGCCCCATATCACCCCGCAGTAGTAGCGCTTTCCGTTCTTGTAACTGGTCTTGATATTGATTTCCATGCTCTTTCCTTTCCCTGTTGTTTTTATTGCCCGGCCCCCGTGGTCGCGAGGGCCGGGCGGTCCTTTCGGTGCAGTGGTAATTGGGCGGCTATCGCATCGTCAAATACTCCTGGCCAAGCTCAATAAGCTGGACGGCCTCCAGCGGGCTTTGCGGCGCACGTCGCACTTATTCACGATTAGCGCGCCTATCACGACGGCCACTGGCCGGTGTGGTTATTTGCCCCGGCTGCATCCTGGGAACACAGCACGCAAGCCGGGGCGTGGATACCTCGGACGACAGGTCCGAAGCGGAGGGAAGCGATTCAATTGTTTGCAGCCGGTGATCTGGCTCACCGGCAAGCCGCGCTCCGATTACGCCCAGCAGCTAAGCGTCCCTTTGGCAGCGAGAATTAGGAGCCGGGCAGGGAGGGAGGTACCTGCCCGGCTGGAGGACGCCGCGAGGGGTGCGCGGCGGGGAGGGGTTAACTTGCAACCACAGGAAATGCGTCGGTGGTAAGTTCTTCCACCGTCACGCCAAGCACGGATGCCAGCGCAGACGCATTTTCGAGCGTGGGTGTGCGGTATCCGTAATACCAGCCGATGACAGCCGCATAGCTGATTTCGTGCCCAGCGTCTTGCAGCGCGACCGCAAGCCGCGCAGGATTCATATCGCGGTCTTGCATAATGCGTCGTAGATTCTTTTTCATGTTTCCCTGTCTCCTGCGCCTGCGCGCGGTGTAGTTGACACCTGTAAAATACCACAGCCGCGCGGTGCTGTCAACTAGTTTGGGATTAGTACTACGGCACCGCCACCCCAAGCCGCTCCGCCAGATCCAGAACCTGCGGGCCGATCACCTCAAGCTCTTTGCGGATGGCCTCCAGCCTCGGGCCGGTCGCCGTCTCCCGCTCGCGCTCCAGATCCGTCTGGCGCCGCTCCATCGCCTCGTACCGGTCCCAGGCCGTTGACAGGGCCACGGCATCAACCGATGTCGTGACCGTCCCATCCGGCGCCGTAGTGGTAATGCAGCCGCCCAGGGCAAGCCCGGCCAGCAGCAGCACCGCCGTGATGTTGCGGTAGTCAACGCCAGGCACGGCACGCGGGGGGGCCTTCCGCGTCTTGCGCACGTTGTTGACTGCACGCAGGACAGCGGCAAGCGTGGACACGCCCAGGGTAATGAGCGCTTTGTCGGACAGGTCGCCATCGGGAATGTCAATCTGCGACAGGGCCCCGCCGACCGCCACGGAGTACGTAACGAACGATTGCAGGGCTTTCTTGATGACAGTGCGTTTGCGTACCTTCGCCATGGTCAGGCTCCTAATATGAGTAGTGCTGCCGCCACGATGGTGCCAGCGATTATCGCGATCTCGATCCAGTTCGGGCGGGCGCTCATGTCCGTGCCCGCCGCAGCCAGCCGCGTTCAAACCGCTTGAACTTCGCCGGGTTCAGCTTTATCAAATACTTGATTTAAGCCTTTATAACTTCCATGAACATCACCAAATACCCATGTATTAGAACTTTGGAAATATTCTTTAGTTTTCTCTTTTACACCAAATAGTTTTTCTAACCAATTTGGAATAAATGTTACTTGATAAATAACCCAACTACCTTCTTTTAATTTTATTTCTTTAATTTTCATTATCTTTAATTATAAAATTTCTTAATTGTGCATCTTGTAAAATAAGAGCATTTAACTCTTTAGTGTATTTTTGAAATTCTATTCTGTTATATTCAACATTAATATTATTTTCAATACAATATTCTACACCTTTAATCATACCATCTAAGTTACGAATTCGGCTGTTTATTAAATTAAAAGTTTCTTTAAATGATTTCATATAAAAGTTTCTAATGTACACATTTGTATAATATTTCCAAACATAAGATCTTGAAAATGATCGCCTCTAATAGCGCCACCATAATCTTCAATATTTAAATAAATATTTACAGGATGTTTAGTTTTACATTCTTCCATAAACAATGGAATTGCACTTTGTAATCCTAATATTTGTTCTCTTGTTAGATTTTCAAGTAATACGTGAAAATTCTTCCATTCATTATTGTCATAATGAGAAGTAGATATTATAGCGTATTTATTCATCTTCTTTAAAAAACTTATATTGTCCATACCATAAACTTCCACTCAATGTGTATATGGATTCATTAATATGAAACTGTAACCAAAAGTCAACTTGCCATCCATTAGAATCATAATCACCATTATCATCTTTGTCTATATAACCTTTTTCTTGTAAAAGTGTGATAACATCATCTATTGGAATCATAGGTAATCTTACACTATCAACTTCTCCTTTTATTACAGAGAATATTAATTCTTTTGTTTCATTGTTCATCTTTCTAAATTTTTATTAAAACGTTCTTCACATTTTCTTAAAGTTTCTAATCTTTTAATCCTACCTTCATCAATTCGTTTTTGTTGTTCCGCATGAAAATCTAAAACGTCTTGATAACATTTATATTTATCAGAATAGATTTTAAAACTTGTTCTTTCAGGTTTAAAAGAAACTTTATCCCAATGCCAATCATGTTCCAATAATGTTTTGTAATCATAACCGAATAAAGGCGGATCAACCTGATAAAGAAACTTCCACGATTCTCCTTTATTTGCCGAATATTTAATATGATAATATTGAGGACTAAACCATGACATTA